TATCTAAAATATTAAGTTATGTATAATAGATTCAAGCGATAATAATACTACACTTGCAATTAATAATACAAATGAGAATAATGTTAATGTTAAGTAGTGTTTTAGTTTTTTCATTGTTTTGTTTTTTTTAATTATGCTGTATAAATCTATCTTAAATTTCTTACTAAAGGATAGTTACTAACACATTTTCATACTTTTTAAGAAACATTCTCAATGCAGATATTTTACTAAACTACATTTACTAATGCTTTCGATTTATTACAACATTTCAAATAACTAATTAATTATACAGCTAATATACAACGCATTTACTTATTAACAACAATGTTTATTAAATTTTAACAAAACTTTAACATTTCTTTAACATTTAGTAAATATAATATTGACCCTTATTAGGATTCTCTAATTGTGAAGTGATAGCATACCTCATCGCATCTATACAATGGTTAAAAGCATCTATTGGTTTGTTAAGTGTTTCTCCTTCTTTGTTCTTTAACCAAATGTAGTTCTGTAGTTCTTTGATTAAGTTATGACTTCTATTAGTTATGTATATTTCATTTTGATTGATGAGGTTGATACCATATACTATTGAGTCTTTACCTTTCTTTACTGGTAATACTAAATGACCATAGCTTGACAACTCTGCAATACTTTTAGGTTCTGCTGAATCTGCATATATGATTTCTTTTGCTTGGTGTGTTTTTAGTAAGTTGCTTATTTGACTATTTAGTAATCCTTTTTGGTAGATGACCTCATCAAATATATAAGCGTTGTTGTATTTGTAAAGTGCTATTAAAGTAGAAGGGTCATTAGTATATCCAAAATCCATACCATAACAAAGTAGTCTTGCTTCGTCTGGTAAGTCAATAGGTTTCCAATCTTTTATACAAGCACCTTCTAAACTTCCTATCTCTCCTAGTCCATATACATTCCACCAGTTATTCCAATAGGTAGATGTCTTTGCTTTTTCTTTAGCTTTCTCTATGTCGTTTATAATTGTTTCTGGCAAGGCTTCGTTGTCTAAATACGTAAGCTTTATAAAGTCTGCATCTTCTTTGCCTTGTAGTTCTGTATGCGCCCAGAATGATGAGGTTGGGTTGAAGTCAATCCATATATCGCCAGATGTTCTTATTGCTAATTGGTTGTATGCTTCGTAAGGAATGTTATTAGCTTCGTTTACATATAGCGTGTGTCTTCTTGCTCCTCTTAATTTATCAGCTGATTCAACACTAAAAAACTCTATGTAACTTCCGTTAGCAAACTTATACTTCAGCATTGATTTATTATACTGTACATCGTTATAACGATTAGTCATCATCATAATCTTTAGGAAGTCTTTTAAAGCACCTCTACGCAAATGTGGTATACTTTCACTAACTACGCTTATTTCTAAGTTAGATGATCTTAAAGCTCTATCAATAAGAATAGGTAGTATGCCAAACGTTTTACCAGCAGATGTTCCACCTTGAACTATCTTTTTACGTTTCTTAAGTTTAAGAAGTTTTTTAATTGCAGTTGTTACTACAAACATTAATCAACAATATTAAATAAAGGTTGCTCGGTGTTTAGTGTGATATCTTTTGTTTCTCTTGGTTTACCAGCATAGTAGTGATAGAACATTTGTATAAACTTAAACTCACCTGATTCTATTCCTTTTTTTAAAGCTGCATAAGCTTGTGGTTCTAATGGTGTTAGCCTTTCAATTAACTTTACCTCTTCTGCTTTAGGCTTTCTACCAGCTGTTGTATGTCCTCCGTTGTTTTTCCTTTTATCCATAATTAAAAAAGATTATTATTAATTATTTTTTATATAACAAATATATTGTGTTTTTGTTATTAGTAAGTCTTTAGCATTTTAACCATTGCGTCTATTCTTAGGTTAGCTACGTCTAGTTTTTCTTCAGGTATTTCTTTTATTATTTTAACTAAAGAGTTATATTCTTTTCTTGTCTTAGCGTCTTTGATACTATCGTATTTGCTTTGTAATTTATAGTAGTCTTCTTTTAATGTATTGTATCTGTCTTCTACAGGTATGTATTCTTCGCTATTTTTTATTTTCCTGTATACTTCCATATACTCAGGGTTATATATCTCAAATGTAGGAAACACTTTATTTATACCATGTAATACTGTTGCGTGATTTAATTCAAGAGTATCTCCTATTTCTTTTAAAGATAAATATGTCTTATCTCTACATATTTTAAAGTATATAGCTCTAGCATAGACGTTTTCTCTCTTTCTACTTTTAGCATTTATTTCTATGTTTAGTTCTGTTTCTATTAACTGTTTAATTTGTTGAGTTGTCATTTATTTCGTTTATATGTTTTATTATTTCTAAATATATTAAGAATTCTATGTATTGTATTGCTAAATTAATACCTGCACATTGTAAATACATTTCTTTATTTTCATAGTCGTTTAAGATAATTTTTAGTTCTTCTAAGTCTGTACCTTTTTCGTAATCGTATAATGCAAGGTTGTAAAACTCTTTAACTAAATCTTTATCTTTTTTTTTCATATAGATAATACTTCTTGCAATAAATTCTCTGGTTTAACGTATGAAGAGTTTTTGTATTTAAAGCTTTGTATAATATTATCTAATATATATTGTTTTGTTCTAAAGTTTTCTATGTATGCGTAGTTATTTTTTAATTGTACTAAAATATAGTAATCACATGTTAAATGGTTTTTTATTTTATCAGTAGAACAATTAAATGTATAAGATTTTTTACTTGTTGTTTTAACTTGATATTTAAAACCTTTTTCATCAGCATAATCTATTTTGTTATAATCTCTGTCTGCTTTTTGTTTAAACAATTGTTCGTCATTATAATTTACTTTAAACCAGTGTTCAAATACTTTTTCGCCTATATAACCTACGGATTGTTTTTTTAAGTTATCTGGTATTTTAATTTTTGCTAGATATGTTCTCATTCTGTTCCTGCTATTATATGATCTGTATTTTTTACAAAGTTGTTATTAATCATTTTACCTTTTCTGTTTGCTATTTCTAACCAAGCTCCTTCAATTGCTGATTCTATTTTAAATCCTCCAAGTTCAGATAAAGAAGTTAATACTACAATAATATCTCCAACAGCGTCTGACATTTCTAACTTGTCTTGTTTTAATATTGCTTCTGCTAATTCACCGCATTCTTCTTGAAGTTTTATGTATTGTGTTTTTACATCTCCTTTATCTAGTATGCCTTTATCTTTGGCCCAATTTCTTATTTCGTTAAATTTCATGTTATTTTATTTTTTATGTTATTATATAAATGTAAGTTGTGTGCAAAATGGTAGTAAGTTCCTATCTCAATAGATAACCTCTTAGCAACTAATTCTTGTAACATTGAGAATTGATATTGATCATTACAAAAACCATACCAGATGTCATTAGAACGCATCAAAACTGACATGTTTAACTTATTGTCTAGTATTGTAAACTGTACTGCATAAGTACATGGAGTATCTTTTGTATATGATCCCCACTCTTTAGCATCATATATACTTATTGCCGCTTGTCTAGTATTAGAGTTTTGTCTAAGCATAGCACATACATAGTCTATTTGATTATTACGTTGCCATTGATAACCATAATTAGAATTAACATTACGATTCTTATCGGCCATTTTTTCCCATATAGGTGGTATCTTACCGTAAATATCACCTAATTTGTCTATGCTACGATCACCTGACTTATACCATTCCCATTCAGCTTTAGCATATTCTAAGCTCCAATTACGCTCTTTGTTTGTAATGTAATTATCCATAGGATTTTTTATTGTAAAACCTATATTGAACAAAGCTTTTGTATTATCAAAGTCTACACCATAAACTAGTATTCTATTAAGTTGATAAGCATAAGCATCTTCTGCGTTTTCAAAAATTGTTTTAATCATATTTTTAAATCTTTTAAGTCATTCCAATCTCTATAAGAATTTATTTTAAGTTTATTAATAGTAGGTTTATTTGCATTACCAGCTACACTAAAAAACCAATCTCCTTTTTTTCCATATTTACACATATAGTGCCACCCTTTTGAATCATAGCTTGACTCGCAATTAAATTTATCTGGTATTAAATCTGAAAGACTATTAAAAGGTTTATGATAACTATAAAAATCAGCACGACCTAATTCCCCTTGTTGTATATTTCTAGCAACAGCAACTGCTTTAAATTTTGTGTCAGGTAAAGCTATTTGCATAGATCTTTGTAAAACACCTGTGCTAATTACACTCCACATTGTTTCAGGATGTTTATTATTTTTAAAAAAATCATAAATAACTCTTACTCCTCCTGCAATAACATGTGGATGATTTAAACCTAATGGAATAAAAAATGCACTAATTTTGTCGGCATATTCTTTTGCATACTTATTAGCATTTGGCATAGCAGCTATTCTAACAAATTTTGCCTCTGCACCTAACTCAATACAAAGAGCTTGATGATCACTAACTTCTTTTGAAGCTGGCATTATTAATGTTAACTTCATATTATACTCTTTACATAACCAAGCTAAAGAGATACCTGCATAACCTCTTCTAGGTTGAACATATACTATATGTTTGACGCCTAACTCTTGTAGTCGCTGCATTAAAAACTCTGCTGACCTGGCTTTATATCCAACACTGCAAGCTTCTGATTCATCTATTACGTTAAATCCATTTATTTGTTTAACTACAAATGGTTTAAATGAAGATTTAAAACCACTAGTAAAACTTAAATATTCTTCTAAAGTATATTTATTTAAGTCTTTATTTTCTATGTAAGTTTGTTTATTTAGAAACATTGTTATAATATTTTATTCCGTTATTATATTCTATATGATGTTTACTTTGAAAATTATTTTTGTATCTTATAAAATCACAAGCCACATCTTCCATGTCATATTTAAAGCTATGACCGCCTGTCAAATTACATAAGTGGTCAAGACAATCGTTAGTTGTTTTTATATTAGAACCTATTCCTTTTGTATTAGGAAATATTTCTCTTAAACATTTTTTCGCGTTAGATCCAACATAAACTCTACTATCTCTAGTTATTATTTCAGGAAAGTATTCAGCTAAGTCCATTGCAAATGCACACAAAACAAAATTTTGTCTTTTATATCCTCTTCTTAATAACCACTCATTACCTAAGTCCACTACCTCATAAATTTCAATGCCTGACATATTATCTAAAATATATAAAACTAAGTTATAACTATCATCTAAAATAAAATTTCTTAATCCTTTAGGAATCATTGGTAGTAAATAACCTTTATTATCACTGAATTTTTTATCAGGTAAATCATCAATCCATTCTTTAAAATTATCTCTGCCGTTTAGTAGACTGTCAACTATCCAAAAATTACCAAATCCGTGAGTGCCATAAGGATGATTAGTTTTAGGAAAATAATTAATACCGCTACCGCATAATCTAAACAAATAACATAATAACATAAAATCAAAATCATTAACATCAGTATGTTTAAACCATTTACCATTTCCTTTTGGATCTGTTTCTTTAAGTCTAATAGCTTCTAACAAACTACTAAACGCTGCATATCTTCTATTTACTACATCGTATATTGGTACATGCCATATTAAATCGTCATTAATATCTTCTTTAGACCAATCGTATCCTTGATATAATCTTTCTTGATTTAACTTTGCTTTACTATAATAACGTTGGAACTCTTGTATCATTTATAAAAGTGTTTTTATGTAAATAATAATCTGGTCTAATGTGTACAGATTGTCTTGCTTCCATACAGTTAAAATGTAATGGGTAATCTAACCACATCTTTTGTACTTTATATGGATGATTATGATCAATAGAATCTTTAATTAGTATATTAAATAAGTTAACTAAATTTTGTCTTTCTTCTTTACTACCATAAAATGGTTGTCCTTTATACATTCCTGAACCTGGTATCTTTCTTGATTCATCTTCAATAGGTAATAACTCTTGAATAGTTACATTAATATCTGGACTTATTTCTGCAATAAAGTTTAACAATCTATTAACTAACAATAAAACCGCTTGCCCTGGGTTTGGTTGACGCATCAAATGAAATCTAATATCTATATTCCCAAAATACAAAGTTAAATCAGTGGTATTTTCTTTATTAAAATACTTGTAAGGTTCTTTTAAAAAACCATGTAATGTTTTACCGTCTAGTCTATTTATCCCCCAGCCTGGTTTGTAAATAGATAACGAATGAGAATCTCCTAATATTAACTTATTATCGATAGTGCTTCCACAAAATACCTGTTTACTTGGAATAGTTGTTATTTCTTTTCTTTTTAATAATGATCTAAAATCAATTGGCTCGTTAAATGTAAATAATAATCCTTTGTACTTATTTAACTCATGTAAATAATCTAAAGTCTTTTGTTGTACACCTCCAAAAAAATTCCATACATCTTTCTTGTAATTTATTCCGTTGTTTATAATAACAGTTGTAAATTCATGTATTCTTTTTGGTTCATTAATTAATTCTATATTATAATTTGATTTGCTACTAGCAATACTTTTTAGACAATAAGTCCAACCAGCATTATGGGAATTCATTCTAGTTGGAACGTTACCAAGTAGATTAATCATACAAGAGTTATATTTCATTGTGTAAATTATTTAATGCCCCTAAATATGCAACAGCATCGAGCAGGTTATCTTCTTTGTGATTATAAGACTCTCTAGATAGTTTTAACGCAACCATGCACATATACATGTCTTCGGTAGTTATGTCTTTACCTGTTGCGCCTGATGCTATCATAGCAGCTCTTTTCATACCTTCAGAAAATGGCCCGTAAGTCCTTTCTTTTTCTTCTGATCTTAAATTAATAATTTCGTTTGCTTTGTTTAATATATTACTCATGTTCTTAGTTTTAAAAGATTATAACATTGTATGTATTTTAATTTTGCTTTTGATTTATATATTGTTTTAAATAACTCATATGTTTTTTTTGTAAATTGATAATGTGTGTTACAATCTTTAAATAGTTTCTTTGCATATGCTTTACCATAACCTTTACAGTAGTTTACATTGTCTGCTGAATCTCCAACTATCATTTGCTCATAGAAGTTATATAAAGCCTCGTAAGGACTTATATCTATTATCTCTTGGTGTTTGTAGTGATAGTTATACATAAGGCAAGGTAGTTGCTTATAATCCTTGTCAAGTGATACTATTATTACATTGTTGTGTCCTAACTCGTCTGTTAGTGTTTTCCAATACGTTGCAACTAAATCATCTGTCTCTACACCATAAGAGTTTTTAGTAGAGTATATCTCTGCTATGTGTTCGTGCATCTCAAATAGTAATTTAGGATGTTCTTGTTTCTTTCTGTTTGCTTTGTAGTTTGGGTCTAGTAGTTTTCTAAAATTACCTTTGCTATTGTTAAAAGTAATTACTCTTTCTATTTGGTAGGTTTCTTCTAGTCTATTTACAATTGACATAAATATCTCATCAAACTTTCCTATAGCTTCATCTAGTATGTCATCAACACCACAGCAAGATGAATAAACTAAACTGTCTGCATCAAATAAAACTACCATTGTTCTTCAATTATTTCTATGGCTTGAGTTTCTAACTCATCAATTACTTCTTGTTCTAGTATGTCTATAATGTCTTGTCCTCCACATAGCACTTTAAAACAATTAAAATCACTACTAAAATCTGGATACATATAACTTCCATCTTGTCCTTTTTCATATTCTCCCACAACAACTAAAGCTATGTTGTCATATTCTATTGTTACTTCTTTTTTCATTTTGTTTTGTTTTGTACAAATATAAACAATTTTGTTAATATATACTATTTTTCTTTATAATCTTTTGTTGCTTTAGTTAAAAATTTATCTATCACGTCTATTTTTTTTGAGTGCTTTTCTATTGCTACGTATAAAGTTGCTACTGTTGCTTCTAGTATCTTAAATCTTTCTTTGGTTGTATATTTTTTGTTTTTCATAATTCCATTAGTTCATTAATTACTGTATGCCCTCCTAAAACTACTGCACAAGCAATAGCTGGTTTTTTACCTCTTTTAGCGTATGCCATAGCGTAAGCAGTTGCATCTATACCACATCCTACCTGACTACCAAATACTTTAAAGTTTTGACCTACATACCATTCTGTATAACATTGGGTGTGTAAGTGTCCTTGTATTGTACTTTGCATATCTGCCCTACATTTCATTCTTGCTGTTCCAGCTTCTCCGTGTATATACTGTACACCATCAATTACAACTCTATCTACAAACTTCCATTGTGGTACTTCTAGTACATCTTTGTAAGCCTTTATCCATTTTTTTGGCACAGCACTTGTTTGTGCTTTACGCATTATTAGTCTATCATGATTTCCAATTGTTACGTGTGCTTTTGGAAAAGTATTATACCAGTTAGCTATTTTACTTATCGCAAGTTCTAGTTCTTGACCACCACCAAGTCCGTCAGCATCTGATTCGTGGTATGATGAGTAATGATTATCAATCACATCTCCTATAAATACAACTCTGTTACAATTGTACTTTGCATAAGTTTCTTGACAATGTTCTAAATAACCATCTAAACAAAATGGCTCGTGTAAGTCTCCTATAACAAGCACTCTTGTTTCTTTCTTGGTTATGTTCTCGTAAGCTATTTTTTTATTTCCGTTAATGCGAGGTCTAATTTCCATAAGTTTTATATAAAGAGTTTAATTCATTAGTTATAGTTCTTATACAACTCCCGCAAGATGTCATTACTTTTTTATCATTAAATACTCTGTTGTATATTTTTAATAATTGTTTTTGTTCTGATGGGTTTACTCTAGTTCTGTTTTGTGCAAACCATTCTCTTAAATAAATATATTCATCTTCTAGTAAGCACTTTGGTCTTTTATATCTAAATGCCTTATTTAGTGCTACTTGTCTTTCGTCACAGCCACAATCTTCTCCAGCTATAAATTTTACAGCTTTAGCTATTCCAGTAGCTTCAGTAATCTTAGCAATGGTGTCTCCTAACCCTTTTGATTGTTTGTCATAATTTGCTTTCCAATCTTTGTACTCTTTAGTACGTTTGTCTTTTGGTTGTTTCATATTAAATTGTAATCTTCGTTTTTAAAATCTTCGTAGTCTTCGCTAAATTTATCTCTTATTTTATCTTTGCCTTTTTTTAATGTATGAAATATATTTACTGGACTTATTGAGGTATCTTTAGCCATACCTCTAATGCTTAATTCAGTATCTCTATATAATTTATAAATACTTTTATCATACCAATGCCAGTTTTCTAATTCTTGATCTATCTTTTTACATAATTTCCAAAAAGCCTCTTCTTTATCTAAATCATTATTATCAGTAAATTTATCAAAATCCTTTTGAGGTATTTCTATAAAATCTTTATTTTTAAAAAACTCTTCTATTTGTATTTTATTTATTTTGTTTTTTGAATTTATATAGCTTAAAAAAACAGAACGTATTACAAAATACATATAGCCTTTTGATATAATTCCATTATTAAATAATTTTTCTTCGCTTGCATACATATGTAATTTTATATAAGATTCTTGTACTATGTCTTCAGCATAGTCTTTTGCTCCTAATGTTTTTGCTATTTGTACCCACTCTTTATGATATTTTGCTACTTTATTTAACCAATTTGCCATATTTAAAAACTTACACCTTTTAAGGGATTATATAGATCTCCAACTATCTCAGGTAGACCTATGTCGTTAACTTTAAAGCTAAATGTTTCAAAAGCGTAACCTCTGCTTCGTTTGCATTTAACTGTTATCCAATCCTTGTTTACTGTGTTTGTTTCTAATTGTATTTGAGTCTCTGTCTTTTTTTCTAGTAAAGATCCAAGATGTCCTGTGGGTTTGTCGCTACCAAAATTACTATGTATTACTGTAATTATATGACAATTAAAACGCTGACTCCACTCCATTAACTTCTGCGCAACCTCGTTACTCTGCTCTAACGAGTTTACATCAGAAACCAAATCAGCTATGCCATCAATGACTACTAAACCTACTTTACCTTGTTCTATTTTTTCTTTTAAATAATACTCTATAAACTGTACTCTTTGTTTAAAACCTACTGTTCTTAAACCAAATGTGTGATAGCAACCTAAATCTTGTTCTTGGTTCATATCTACAACTCTTCTAAATACTCTTTGCGCATGAAACTTACCTTGCTCAGTATCAAAGTGTATCAGACATTTATGATCTCTATGTCCTCTTAACTTTCCACCAAATTTGTTTTTGTTTCCTAAATATACAGAAGCTAATAAACTAATAAAGAAAGTCTTTTTGGTTTTTGGAGGCGCTTGCACAAAACTAAAGTTGCCATACGTTCCAATCGGAATTGGTAATGTTTTTAAGCCTTTAAGTGTTTGTATAGTTGTTACTCCCATAGATATTGCTACTGGTGGATATTCTACTATGTCATTAGTATTTATTACACACTCTTCTTCTAAGAGTTGCATAAACATTTTCTGTTCTTCGGTCATAAAAAAAGGAGGGCTTTTACACCCTCCCAAATATTAAAATGGTAAATCTACATTGTTGTCGTTG